GCGAGGGACAATCTTGGAGAAAGGATGTAGAAATGCTGAGTGTAATTTCAACTCAACTTAACTACTAAGAGGTAATTAAAAAATGGCACAAGCTGCTTCAAACCCTGCTTACACTGTAAGTTTTCAGGGTCAAAATAACTTATCAGGTGACGTTAGAGACCTGTTCCTCAAGCTATATGCTGGGGAAGTCCTAACTGCATTTGAAGAAAAGAAAGTCCTTATGGACAAAGTAAGAACTCGTACAATTAGTAAGGGTAAATCTGCTTCATTTCCAATGACAGGTAGAGCAACAGCTGAATACCTAACCCCTGGGAATGAGATTACTGGTGGTAACATCAGAGCAGGTGAGAGAATTGTAACTATTGATGACTTGCTTATCTCTAGCCAATTCATTGCTAATATTGACGAAGCTATCAATCACTATGACGTAAGAAGCATCTACTCTAAAGAAGCTGGTATTGCGTTAGCTAACGAAGCTGATAGAAACGTAGCAAGAATGCTTGTTAAAGCTGCATTATCAACTAATGCAACTAGAGCTGCAGGTCTTGTTCAAGATTATAAATCATTTACTGAAGAAGATTTTACTGGTAACGTAACTATTGGTACAGCTTCTGCAGATATTCTTGACCCAGCTAAATTAGCTAAAGCTATCTTTGATGCAAAGAAAGAGTTTGACATAAAGAATGTTGACCACTCTAATGCTGTTGTTGCACTTGCACCAGACCAGTACTATGCATTACTAGACGTTTCAGATGGTTCTAAGTTAACCTATATGAATAAAGACTTTGGTGGTAATGGTAACATTGCAGGAGCAACTGTTCCTATGATTGCAGGTATGCCTGTCATTATGTCTAACCATGCTAAAGTAGCTAACTTATATCAGAACTTTACTACAGGTGATGCTGATGAAGGTAAGACTTCTGACAATGCTCCATTAGCAAATACTGCTGGTTCAGGTAGAACTACTCACTATGACTTACCAACTGCTGCTGTAGATGGTGCAGACATGGTTGCTGAAGCTTCTTTAATCAAAGGTTTTGTATTTACTCCTGAAGCTGTAGCTACTGTCAAACTACTTGACTTAGGTATGGAATCAGAGTACCAAATCAATAGACAAGGTACACTAATGGTAGCCAAGTATGCAATGGGACACAACGTTCTACGTCCTGCTGCTTGTATTGGATTACTTGACGCAAACGCATAATTATAACTAACAGGGGGAGGTTTCTAGAGCCTCTCTCTATTTTTATTGGAGTGTTAAATGCCAGAAGTAGGTGGAAAGAAATACAAATATACTAAAGAAGGTGTAGCTAAAGCTAAGAAAGAGTCTAAGGAAACAGGTAAGAAGATGTCATTTGGTGGTAAGCCACAGAAACAAGTAGCTGCTATAATGGCTAAGTATGGAAAGAAAAAGAAATGAGTATAGAGTACAGGGGAGAAACCTTTAGTGGTTTACGCATACCTAAACGTACTCCAAGTCATAAAACAAAGTCTCATGCTGTATTGATAGGTAGTAAAGATAAACCTAAGATGATTAGATTTGGGGAACAAGGTGCTGAGACTAATAAATCTAAAAAACAACGTGATGCTTTCAGAAATAGACACAGAAAGAATATTGCAAAGGGTGAAACATCTGCAGCTCATTGGGCTAACAAGACTAAATGGAAAGCATAGGAGAATGTAATGGCAGGAACAACACAGCTAGATGCAGTCAATACAATGTTATCTGCTATTGGAGAAGCACCAGTAAGTAGTCTGTCATCTGGATTGATAGAAGCAGAGATAGCTGAAACAATATTAAACACAATAGATAGAGAAGTACAATCTCAAGGTTGGCACTTCAACACAGAATTAAACAAAAGCTTTGCTCAATCTACAGATGGTGAGATTATACTCCCTAATAATATATTAAGAGCAGATGCTACACTAAAAGCACAGAGTCCTGATTTAGTACAACGTGGTTTAAAGATGTATGATAGAAAGAATCATACTTTTGTAATAGGTACTAATACACAACTAGATGTTGTTATACAGTTAGACTTTGGTGACTTACCTGAAGTAGCTAAGAGATATATCACACTACGTGCTACTAGAGTCTTTCAAGACAGGGTAGTAGGCTCAGGTACACTACATGATTTCCAATTAAGAGATGAACAAACTGCATTGATGGAATTAAAAGAGTTTGACAAAGCTACAGAAGATAACAATATCTTTGACAACTATGACACCTATGCTATCATTGACAGACAAGGACGGAGAACACTCTAATGGCACTTATCAGTCAATCAATCCCAAACCTAATTAATGGTGTATCACAACAGCCACCATCTTTAAGACTTAGTACTCAAGCACAACTACAAGAGAATGGTTTATCTAACGTTGTAACAGGTTTATCTAAACGTCCAAGCACTTCTCATATAGCTGACTTAGGTACAATTTCTGACTTAGATAAAGCTTTTATACATACTATACGTAGAGATGAGAATGAATTTTATTCTATGGTAGTAGATACTGCAGGTACTATAAGGGTGTTTGACAAAGATGGTGTATCTAAAACAGTCACTAACAATGCTGCATCTTACCTTAGTGGTCTAACCAATCCTAATAAAGAACTAGCAGCAGTCTCTATTGCTGACTCTACTTTTATTGTAAACAAGAATACAGTCGTAGCTAAAGGAACTGCAACATCTAGTACACGTAATCCAGAAGCTTTAGTCTACGTTAAACAAGCTGACTACTCTTCAACATATCGTTTAGTATTAACTAAAGGTGCAAGCACTAGTACTGTAGAATTTGCTACTAAATCTAGTACTCAGTCAAGTACATCTCTAACACAGAATGCAGAACGTGGAGCAGCTACTGATTTAATAGCTACTAATTTAAATACGTTTTCTGGTACTGGTGTTAGTAGTACTTATTATGATAACATCACTAATGGTAGTGCTGTAACAGGTTTAACAGTTACACGTTATGGTAACGTATTACATATTCAATCTACAAATAGTACAGACTTCCAAGTAGAAGTAGGTGACTCACATGGTGGTCAACATTTATTAGTATTCAAAGATGAGACAGCTGACTTTAAAAAGTTACCTGTAGAAGCACCAGTAGATTTTGTTATTAAAGTATCAGGTGATAATCAGAAAGCACAAGATGATTACTATGTAAAATTTACAGATGAAGAAGTATGGAAAGAAACATTAGAACCTAACATACTTACTGAGCTAAATGCTTCAACTATGCCACATAAATTAACTAAGTTAGTCAGTGGTGATTTTACATTTGATGCAGTTACATATGAACCAAGAAATGTAGGAGATGATAATACTAACTCCTTTCCTTCGTTTATAGGTTTTACATTAAATGATATATTCTTTCATAGAAACAGACTAGGTTTATTAGCTGATGAAAATGTTATCTTCTCCAGAGCAGGAGAGTTTGTAAGCTTTGACTTCTTCCGTAAATCTGTACTAACTATAGTAGATAGTGACCCTATTGATGTAGCAGTATCTTCTAACAAGGTTAGCATACTTAAACATGCTGTACCCTTTAACGAATCCCTACTATTGTTCTCAGATTTAACACAGTTTAAACTTACTGCTGACCCAATCCTAACTCCTGAGACTGTTAACATAGCTAACACTACAGAGTTTGAGGCTTCACTCAGAGCTAAACCTGCACAGGCAGGTAGGTTTGTATACTTTGGTTCAAAGAGAGGAGCATGGTCTGGCTTATGGGAATACTTTGTAGACACTGATACAGATACTAATGATGCTACAGAGATTACAGCACATGTACCTGAGTACTTAGATGGTGAGATAATAAATATACAAGCCTCGTCTAACGAGGATATGATACTTGTACAAACAGATAATGACCCACAGGCTCTCTATGTATATAGATACTATTGGAGAGGTAGAGAAAAGCTACAAGCCTCTTGGTCACGTTGGACATTCACTGGTGATATACTAGGAGTATCCTTTAACCTTGCTGACATAACTTTACTTGTTAAGAGAAGTAATAACTTATTTCTTGAACGTATGAACTTATCTGTAGATGATGCTACAAACTACACTACTGGTAGCTTTAGTATACACTTAGATAGAAGAGTACAACTTGAGACAAGTGGTTTAACAACTATACCTTACACTGATGCTAGTGTTATCTATATAGCACAGACAGGTAAGATAATAGAACTAAGTGATGTAGCAGGTAGACTAGCTAATAGTGAAGTAGTTTATGCAGGTATACCTTTTGAATTTAAATATCAATTCTCTGAACCAGTTGTTAAAAGTGGTGATAAATCTATAACAACAGGTAAGTTACATATAAGAAATTATGCAGTTGTTTATAATAATAGTGGTTTCTTTCAAGCAGAAGTAGCACACTCAAGACGTACTCCTTATGTTAGAAATTTTACAGGACGTATTGTAGGAGCTTCTACTAACATTCTAAACCAAGCAGCTCTTGACTCAGGTACTTATGTATTTGGAGTATTAGGGCATGGTAATGAAACTAGTATTACACTAAAAAGTTCTAGTCATTTTCCCTGTACATTTCAATCAGCTGAATGGGAAGGTTTCTTTGTACTACGTTCTAGGAGACTATAATGAAAGCCTATGTGAGACAAAGCACCCAAGAAGATGTAGATTATCTATGTAATAATCTTAGACCTGAAGATAAGCAAGAGGTGATAGCATCACATGGCAGTACAAAGGAAGCTCTACAAACAGGGTTAGATTTGTCTGACGAATGTTGGACATTTCTAGTAAAAGACACAGAAGAAATAGCAGGTATATATGGAGTAGCCAAACTAGATGACATGGTTGCCTGTGTTTGGTTACTTACTACACCTGCTGTTGAGAAAATATGGATAACCTTTTTAAGAGAAACTAAAAGATTGACAAAAGAACTAAATAAAAAGTATAGTATCTTGACTAACTCTGTTGATGCAGAGTACACTGTTGCTATTAAATGGTTAAAGTTTTTAGGATTTACTTTTATTAATAAACACAACCACTGGGGTAAACCCTTTTTAGAATTTGTGAGGATATAAAATGGAACCAATGACCATGCTCAGTATTGGGCAGTCAGCTTTAGGATTTCTAGAAGCTAAAAAAGCAGCTAGAGAACAACAAGCTAGATACGAAGCTAACAGGATTGCTGCAGTTGCTGCAAGAGACTTAAAGATTCAAACACTTAATCAAAGAGCTATACAAGAGTCAGAAGTAATTGCAGAAGATAAGATGGCTTTAGCTATCAAAGCTTTAGAGACTAAGGAAAGACAGAAGGTAGCTGCAGGTGAAGCAGGAGTAGCTGGTAAATCAGTTCAACAACAGATAGCTTTAACAGAAGCTAGAGAACTTAGAGGTATGGGTAAGTATAATGCTAGTATTAAAAATCTTCTTACACAAGTTGAACTAGAAAAAGCTGGTCTTAATGCACAAGCTATGAATCGTATTAACTCTCTACAACAAGGTCAACCACCTAGTCTAATTGGTGCAGTAGTCACTGGTATTGGTGCAGCAGCAGCAGCTGATATTAAATATGGTGATGGAAAGATGTTTGGAATTGATTTAAAAGGTGATGTTAATATAAGTAAGATGTTTAGTGGTGGTATATCTGAACCTTCTTTACCTAGTTCAGGTACTTTTAATCCTTCATTTACTTCAAATAAATCAATGATAGATGTTACAACAGGTTTTTAATTTAAGAGGAACACATGGCAAAAAAAAGAACTGTAGTAAAGGGACTAAATGTAGATGCCACTAACTTATCTGGTATTTCTACTAAAGCTGTGGCAAGTCCTGTTGATACTTATGTACCACCAGCTCAAGAAAAAACCACTCTTTCACCTTTATCTCAATTTGTGAATGCTATAACTCCTGCTGTTCAAGCAGCTGCAGATAAACGACTAGAAGAAAAACTAAAACGTGAAAGACGTATAGAGAATTTTAATTTTAATAAAAAACAAAATCAAGTTAAGACTGAAGCTTTAGTAACTCATTCTCAAATGGTTAATAGTTATAAAAGAAATCCAGAAGTTTATGTTAATACACCTGATGAAACAATCATAGCTGATATAGATAAGCATACTTTTAATTATGTAGAAAAATTAAGAGATAATGGTGTAGATGAACTTCACATTGAAACTTATAAAGCTGATATGGAAGAACGTAAGATAAAGTTTCTTTCTGATATTACTGATGCTAAAAAATCTAATGTTATAACTCAAGAAAACATTAAGATGAGAGACAGCTTTATAGCTCTTGATACTTTAAATAAAGAAAACCCTATTAAAGCTATAGAGTTAGCAAAAGATTTAGTAGATACACATGCAAGGTCTTTTCCTACTATTGATGGTAAACCTGATTATAAAAGAATTAATAAAATTCTTCTAGGTTTAGCAGATGATGTTAAAGAAAGTAATCCTAATAACATTTATCTAGCAGTTTTAGAAGAACTTAAACAATTAGATACTTCAGAAAATTTAGATAAAGGTAGTGAACTACGAGCTAAAAGAGATACGTTTATAGCTAAAGCCAACAAAGGTGCTGCTGTTCAACTTAGAGTACAAGAAGCTATAAACAAAGGAACACGTGTTAATACACTTGGCATAACAGCTAGTAAAGATGATTTAAGTTTAGGTCTGTTAAGAAGCACTGTAAATGTTAATGGTACAGAAGTTCCTTTTACTAAATTAAATCCTAAACAACAAGCAGACCAGTATAGGATAACTGGTATTCTTCCTGAAGTAATAACAAACGTTGTTAAAAGTACTATAGATAGGATACGAGGGGGTGCTCCCAACACTGAAGAAAGTAACGAAGCTTTAAGATTAGGTTTTCAACAATATCAAATATTAAAAGCTGCTGGTATTCCTACAGGTTCTTATCTTACACCTGAAGAAGAAAAACTTATGGAAGGTCTTGACTTACTAATTGTAAGAGAAGCTAAACAACCACAATTTATAGCAGAAAAACCTCTTAGTGAAGAAGATTATACTACAGAAGTAGATTATAATCAAGCTAACTATGTATCTGCTGCTTCTATTTTACAAGGTTATGATAAGAATAATGAACCTGAGATGACTACAGCTTTAACAAAAAAAGTTACAGCTGATTTAAAATCTTTCTTTGGGACTGCTATAGATGATTTACCTACTTCTTCTTTAATCTTTAAAGAAGCTATAGAAGATTTTCGTTACTTTAGAGCTTTAGGTAATGATGAAAAGACATCTATAAAAAAAGCTATAGCAATAGTTAATAAGAATTATCCTATTATAGAATCTGCTGGAAACAAAAACTTTAAATATGGTTTTCCTCATTTACATCAAAATGTACCTATGGGTTTAAAACCTGAAGAAGTTATTCCTAAGATTAATAAAAGTCTTGCAAATAACCCAGCACTTCAAAAGCATATACTAGCAACACAAGGTTTGGAAGCAGGTACTTATGATATATCTTTAGTACCTAACCCTATTAATCCAGTAGAAGTTGGTATTAGAGTAACGGATGCTGATGGAAATTTTACAAATATATTAGGAATGTTTGACAAAATTAAAATACTTTCAGACCCTAAAACATTATATAACATGGTTGCTAAAGATTTAGCAAGAGCAGAAGCTGAACCTCTTGAAAATAGTGTAGAATCTTTAATTAGCTTTGACAGTGATGAACGAAGAGAACGTACTCCTAAGAAATTAGGTGATGACACTGTTGAGTACATTGCTGGAAGTCCTGAAGCAGCCTTAAATTTAGTTAAAGGTATAGGTGATGTTATTGTTAACGCAACTAAGTCTGAAAAGGATTTTGTAACTGAAGCAGAGAATGTAAAGAAGTTTGGTGATGACCTTATTGATTACATTAAAGGAAGCCCTGAAGCTGCTATCAATAACATTAAAGCTTTATTTGGTGGAGATTTAAGTGTTATTAAACCAGCAGGTGCATCTACTTTAGACGAAACCCAAGTAGGTGAATTTACAACTAGTGACATTGCTAGTAATCAACCAACAGGAGATCAAGTGATAGTAGAAGGTAATACTATAGAAGATAAAACAGCTAACATGATAGCAAATCAAGAAGGTTTTTCTAACACTCCTTATAAGGATGGTAAAGATAGGTCAGTAGGATATGGTTTCTATTTACCTGCTTTAGAGGCTGATGAGAAAGCTCTTATTAAAGATGTTAACAACGTTACAAAAGAAGAAGGAGCTGCAGTACTTAAATTAAAAGTACAGAAGATTGGTAACTATCTAGATCAAGAAATACAAGGTTTTAGAAACATACCTGAGAAAGCACAGTCAGCTATTATTAGTATGGGCTACCAGTTAGGTGTAACTAATATTCCAAAGACTTGGAAGAAATTTACAGCAGCTGTTAAAGAAGCAGGTCAATATGCACAAGGCTCTGTTGAACAAGCTCAAGCTTTAGCTAAAGCTAAGTTTGAAATGTTATACAACGTAGCTGAAGATGGTACAATTAGCCTAAATAAATGGGCTACTCAGACTAAGAAACGTGCTTTTGAAATGGCTGAAGCTGTAGGTGAAGATACTAAAGAATTTGCTGATGAAGTTTCTTCTACTATTATGGATTACATTTTTCCTAAAGCAGAAGCAGCTACTCTTACAAAGGATGACACATTTAAAATAAGTGAGAAACCTTCTACAGATACTGTAGTTAGTATAGCAAAAGATAAGAACCCTGCAGAAACAGCTGTTAACCTTTTAGGTATATCTGAAGGTAGCAGTGTAGGTAGAGAA